TAACCAACGCAACCGGCAACGTCACCATCGGCATAGTTGATGCAACTGGCGCAACTGTTATTGCTGCCGGAACAGCAACTTCCACTTCTGCCACTGGTGTCTATGAGTACACAGTGCCAGCTCAATCAAATCTCAAAGAACTCACAGCAACATGGAGTGGCACCTGGTCAGGAGCTGCCTCATTGCTCACCACACAACACGAAGTGGTCGGCGGTTTCTACACAACACCATCTGAGATCCGAGCCATGAACATGATCGAGGGCGAAAGCGCCACCTACACCCTGTCGGACTTGGTCAACTCAATCAGCTATGCGACTGAAGTGATCGACAGTTACGTCGGAGTCCCATTTGTCTATCGGTACCACCGAGACGTTCTCGACGGCACTAACCACCAAGATCTCAAACTCACGAAAATGTTTCCACAAGTCATCCTCGCTGGATCGATCGGAGGAACAGCACTCACTGCCACTCAGATTTCGAACCTCAACAAGTACAAATCTGGAGTCATACGACTCAAAGACGACGTCTGGGCATTCAATAACCCAGGCGGTCAAATAAAGATCGATTACGAATACGGCAGCTCCAAAACTCCTCCACCAGACATCTCGTGGTGTGCTCGAACAGTTGCCAGATTTTGGTTGCTGGAAATGAACAGCCGAATCCCAGATCAAGCAACTTCGATCTCATCAGAGTTCGGAAACATCCAGATCAGCCAACCTGGCCAGAACCGGCCCACCGGTATTCAAAGCGTCGACACGATCTTGAATCGATACCGACAACGAGCCCCTTCGGCCTTTTAGGAGCAAACATGATGAGACGTTTCTCCAGGAAGAAGCCAGAAAAACGAGACCTCACTTTCGCTGACGTTTGGAAACGAGGCATGGATCTCTCTGATGCGAGGACCGCAGCAGGCGAGCCAGTCACTTACGACACAGCAATGTCCCTGACTGCTGTCTATGCAGCTATCAGATTGCTTTCAGACACGATCGCTAGTCTTCCTGTCGACATTTACTTCCGACGCAACGGAACCGAGAACGTATTCAGGCCACTCCCTCAATGGGTGACCGAAATGAATCCGACTCTTCGCAACCACGAAGTCCTCGGACAATCAATGACCAGTCTGCTTCTCGATGGGAATGCCTACCTCGCAACACTGCGAGACCCAACCGGAACAGTTCTGGAAATCACCCCTCTAGACCCGACAAGTATCACACCCAAACTAGAAGAGATTGAAGGACGCAAAGTCCTCACATTCAGATCATCTCTTTCCCCCGATGAGATCTACACCCAACGAGATATCACCCACATTCGTGGATTGATGAAACCAGGAACCATTGTTGGTCTGTCTCCAATACGAGCAGCCAGAGAAATGATTGGTCTCGGACTTGGAGCACAACGCTTCGGATCTGCGTTCTTCGGCAACGGAGGACTCCCAGGAGCAATGATTGAGGTCCCAGGTCAGCTCTCAGACGAAGGCATTCAGCAGCTAAAAGCTAGCTGGAACAGCATTCATCAAGGAGCTGGAAACGCACACAAGCTCAGTGTCTTAACTGAAGGAGCAAAATTCGCTGCATTAAGTGTCTCCAACGAAGATTCCCAGTTCTTACAAACCAGAAGCAGCACAGTCGCAGACGTCGCTCGGCTCTACGGAGTGCCTTCGCATCTGCTCGCTGACAACAGCGGCGCAGCTTCAATGTGGGGATCAGGACTGCACGAACAGAACGTCGCGTTCTCCATGTACTCGCTCCGACCATATATCTCCCGACTCGAATCTGGGATCACGACAATCCTTCGAAGCTCTGGAATCGCAGTTGCCTACGCACGACTAGATGTTGCTTCGCTAAGTCGAGGAACATCAGAACGCTGGGGCAATTACCAGCAAGGAATTTTGTCTGGCGTCTATTCCATTGATGAGGTCAGAGAGCTGGAAGGTCTTCCTCCACTCCCCAACGGTGAAGGCTCCACCCACTATGTGCCTATGAACATGATGCCAGTCGGCCAAACACCGACTCAGGAGTAGTCATGTCTGGGACAATCATGGCGACGTTCAAAGCATCGCTGCTCACACATCTCAAAGCCAACGGAACACTCTCAACTGTTCAAGTCACCTACGCAGACCCAGGTGGTGCTCAACGTCGCGAAGCTGTGTTCCTCGGCGATATCGAAACCAACAACCACATCCCAGAATCTTTCAGCACCGGCAGACGAAGACGTGTTGAAGATTTCACTCTCGAAGTGCTCGTCGAGGTCTCCTCGAAACCTAATGCTCAAGCATGTGAAGCGCGAGCTGTAGCCCTAGCCGATGCGGTTGACACCGTACTGGCTGACGATCCTCAGCTCTCAGACCTAGCCGGTCTCATGTACTGCCAAACCACCAACATGACAATGACAACCCTCGAATCAGACGCTCCCGTCTGCACTATTCGAATGCTTATTCAAGCGAAAGCGAGACTCTCGTGAGTACACGTAAGAAGGGCAACACCTTCACCTACAACGGAGGCCTCGATGCAGTCGAGGTTCACTGTCCAGTTCACACAATCATCGTCGCCAATGGCGACACAGTTGAGGTTTGCGACCAAGACGCAACAGCTCTCAGCGCCCACCCCGATTTCACCGCAGGCGGCGCTACAGCTCCTGTCGACACAACCCCACAGGAGGTTGAAGCATGAGCAGCATTCTTGACCAAACGGTCCAAATTGCTAGCGAGTCCACCTACGGAACTTTCGTTTCGCCTACCAGAGCCTATGAAGCTCAGGTCGACACGTTCGCCAGAGATGTCACCTACATCCAAAGCGTTGGAATGAGACGCGACCTTCAAACAATTCGCTCAGATCGTGATGACACCGTCACTATTGGAGCAACTGGTTCGATTGAAACTGATGTCCTGAACAAAGGACACGGTCTGTTGATGAAAGAAATGCTCGGCACCAGTGCGATTGCACAACAAGCCGCGACCGCTGCTTATCTCCAGACATTTACTTCTGATGACACGGGACCAACCGGTTCCTATTCAACTCAGGTCAGTCGAGTCGATTCAGGTGGAACGCTTCGCTGCTTCACCTACAACGGATGTGTCCCAACAGGATGGAACATCACCGCAGCTCTCGACGCCGCAGTCAAAATGACAATAGATTTTGATGCCGAAGAGGAAGTAACCACCGAATCTGAAGCGACTCCTGCCTACCCAGCCTCGACTGACTTCTACACCTTTGATCAGGTCACGATCGAAATAGGTGACACAGCCATCAACACCTTCACAAACTTCAGCCTCGATGCATCTCTTGGAATGGACCTGTCGAGGAGATTTTTAAAAGGCTCCAGCGTTAAGTCTCAACCGAAACGAAATGCGGTTCCGACTTACACAGGAACAGTCGAAGGCGAATTCGCTGACCTGACCCAATACGCAGCGTTCGCTGCTGGAACAGTCTTCAAGCTTGAAATGATCGCTACAGGCTCAACCATTGTTGGGGCCTACCCATACAAGTTCCATGTGACGATGCCAGCAGTTAAATGGACTGGATCAACTCCAGTCGCATCACTCGATGACATGACCAGAATTTCGTTGCCATTCCAGGTTCTCTATGACGGAACCAACCCTGCTGTGACAATCGAATATCAAAGCACCGACACAGCTTTCTAGATGGCTGACTTCACCAAAACCAAACGGAGTTCGGCAGTCAAATTCTCTGGAAAGATGGATTCGCCGCTCATGTTGGCTGGTGGAGCCAAAGAACTAGCTATGAGTTTGCGACGTTTGGGCGACAAGGAACTATCAAATGAAATGCGAGCTGCTTCTAAAGCTGCTGCACAAACGATTGTCCCTTATGCCCAACGTCGTGCTCCGGTTTCGACTGGGAAATTGAAGGCCTCGATCAAAGCTGATGCAACAAGAAGCATCGCCAGAGTCAAAGCAGGCAGCAAAGCCCGAGTGCCATACGCCCGAGCAATCCACTCAGGGCGATATGTCAAAGCCACAGGCCAACGAACGAAACCAAATCCATTCCTAAGAAAAGCTATTCCTGAGGCCTGGCCAGAACTGGTCAAAGCCTACGAACAAGGACTCAACCGAGTTTCTGAAGCATTTTTCAAAAAGCATGGTGGCCATCGAGCCACTGGGAGGTTCATCCGATGACCGAAGACACACTCAACCTAGATCTCAACGACTTAACAATCGCCGAGATATCTGAAATTGAGGAGCTTTCGAATCTCCCATTCGATGCAATGAGCGACCCATCCAAACCCAAAGGTCGACTCCTTCAAGCCATGGCCTATGTCTCAAAGAAACGCCTCGATCCGAACTTCACATTCGAGATGGCTGGTGCTCTGAAACTGAACATGACTTCTGAGGATGCGTCTTTAATAAACGGCGACGAGTAGTCAACCTGGCGATCGTCGCCCACCGTTTCGGTTTCTCTTGGCAAGACATGCAGACCATGAAGGTCTGGGAACTCAACGCTCTGCTCGATCAGATCAAGAGAGAGCAAACAGAACAACGACTCAAAGAGAG